TCGGATGGAACTTCAGCAAACGCAAGAAGAACGACCGCGGATACCAGGAAGCAACCGCATGCCACTGGTGCGGAGGGCCGTTCACGGAGGCCAACCCCAAGACGGCCGACCATATACAGCCGCGGTCACAAGGCGGCGCAGAAGGGCCGATCGTGGCGGCGTGCAGATCATGCAATTCCCGCAGAGGAGGGAAACTCAGGTGAAAGCGCCGTGCGCTGGCTCAAGAGTCGGGGCAGTATGCATATGCAAGTGCATGACCTGCACGTAGGCGTTTTTCATGGCCACGGGGCGGCGGACCCATCCGCAGCTGAAACGCGCAGAATCTAGAATCCGAGTCGTTTTTTCCGAGGATGGTGGGCATGGGAGGGCCTGGAAGCGGCCGCCGCGACCGTCAGCCGACCGGGATGGTGGCCATCCCCGGCGCGCAGCCGGTTCCGCGCCGCCCGGTGGGCCTGGCCGACCGGGGGCAGCGCGAGTGGGTGAAGATCTGGGCCGCTGGCGGCGGGTGGCTGAGGCCCGGCCGCGACTATCACTGGATTGAGCAGATCGTTCGCGGCTACGACGAGATCGCGGCGTACCGGCGGCAGATCCGCAAGGACGGGATCGTGCAGAAGGGCTCGCAGGGGCAGCCCGTCTCGCACCCGCTGATCGCGGAGATCCGCAGGCTCGAGGAGCGGATCGACAAGAACCTGTCGGAGCTGGGCCTGTCGCCGACGGCGTTCAAGCGCCTGGAGCTGACGGAGGCGAAGACGGTGTCGAAGCTCGACGAGCTGGCCGCGCGCCGCGCCAAGCGCGCGACGGCCGCGGCTGACGCCCCTGCGGACGGCCCGAAGGTCGTTCCCGGCGAGGTGGTCGAGGAGTGGTAGCGGGCCCGCTGGTGCTGACGCCGGTCTCGGCCGCGGACATCGCCCGCGGCGACGGCGAGGACGTCGCGGACTTCACCGAGTCGATGTGCCGGATCACGAAGGACTCGATCGGCGGGAAGGCCGGGGAGCTGATCGAGCTGCGCCGGTGGCAGCGGCGCGTGCTGGGGATGGTGTTCGCGCGCCGCCCGGACGGGCGCCGGCGGCATCGGTACGCGCTGGTGGGGCTGCCGAGGAAGAACGGGAAGTCGGCGCTGGGGTCGGCGATCGGCCTGTACGGCCTGGTGCAGGGGGGCGACGGCGCGGAGGTGTACTCGTGCGCCGCGGACAAGGACCAGGCGCGGATCGTCTTCGGCGTGGCGAAGCGCATGGTCGAGCTGGACCCGGAGCTGTCGAGCGTGGTGCGCGTGTACCGCGACGCGCTGGAGCATCCGGCGTCGGCGAGCGTGTACCGGGTGCTGTCGTCGGAGGCGTTCACGAAGGAGGGGCTGTCGCCGACGCTGGTGGTGTACGACGAGCTGCACGCGGCGCCGGACCGGGAGCTGTACGACGTCATGTCGCTGGCGATGGGGGCGCGGTCGGATCCGCTGATGCTGTCGATCACGACGGCCGGGGTGAAGTCGGACCGGTCGGGCGGCGACTCGACGTGCTACGGCCTGTACCAGTACGGGGAGAAGGTGGCGTCGGGCGAGGTGGACGACCCGTCGCTCTTTATGTCGTGGTGGGGTGCCCCGGATGGCGCGGATCACCGTGACCCTGAGGTGTGGCGGGCCGCGAATCCCGGCTACGCGGACATCGTGGACGGGGAGGACTTCGCGTCGGCGGTGCTGAAGACGCCGGAGAACGGGTTCCGGACCAAGCGCCTCAACCAGTGGGTGACGTCGGCGCAGGCGTGGCTTCCGGCGGGCGGCTGGGAGGGGCGGGAGGACCTGTCGCGGGTGATCGGCGAGGGCTCGCGGGTGGTGCTGGGCTTCGACGGGAGCAAGACAGGCGACAACACGGGGATCGTGGTGGCGACGTGCGAGGCCCGGCCGCATCTGGACGTGGCGGGGCTGTGGGAGCGCCCGGCCGACGCGGTGCAGTGGCGCGTCCCGCGCGGGGAGGTCAAGGAGGCGCTGCGGGCGTGCTGCCGGCGGTGGGACGTCAAGGAGATCGCCTACGACCCCTACTTGTGGCTGGACGCGTTTGAGGAGCTCGAGGTGGAGGGGCTGCCGGTGGTGGAGTTCCCGCAGATGAACTCGGCAATGATCCCGGCGACGCAGCGGTTCTACGAGCTGGTGACGACGGCCGGCCTGACGCACTCGGGCGATCCGCGGCTGACGCGGCACCTGGCAAACGCGGTGATGAAGACGGATTCCCGGGGCTCGCGGATCGTGAAGGAGTCGCCGCACTCGCCGCGGAAGATCGACCTGGCGGTGGCCGCGATCATGGCGGCGGACCGGGCGGCGTTCTGGGCGGCGCAGGAAGACGTTGAGTGGGAGAACACGGTCTGGTGACGCGTTCTGCGGGAATCCTCTAGGTAGTTACGCGTTTTTGCCCCGGCATGGCACCATGTCTTTAGATCTTCGACAAAGGCGGTGCCCGTGGCTACTGGAGCCGTGACGATCCTGCCGGGCCCGGCGTGCCCGCACTGCAAGGGCGGGCAGGTGATCAACGGCGTCCCGTGCGAGGACTGCGACGGCACGGGGCGGCAGCCGGCGGCCCGGCCGCGGTGGCGCCGGCTGCGTCGTCGGCTGCGGGGCGCGGCGGACGCGGCGGCGGTCCCGGCGGGCATGGCGGTGCGGGGGCTGCCGGGGATCGGCGGCGCGGCGGTTTTCACGGCCGGGTCCGCGATGGTCGTGAACGGGGTGTGGCATCAGGTGCCGCTGCTGGGGGTGGCCGCGCTGGTCGCGGGCGTGTTCGGGCTGCTCGCCGACAGGGATCTCTAGTGGTAGCGGACTCGCCCGTCGCAGCCTTCAACTGCGCACGACAGACGGAAGCGGGGTGATGCCAAGTGGGGGTCTTTTCTAGTCGCGAGCGGCTTGGGGGGCGCAGTCCGCAGCAGGAGCAGCGGGTTGCGCAACTGGCCTTCATATTAGGTTATAGAACCCCCGATCGGCGCGAATATCCAGGCGGTCCAGGACATCTACGGGCGGCCGGGCGCGCCCGCCGCGAACATGCGGCACAGCGCGGTGTGGGCGTGCCAGGACCTGATCGCGTCGGTGATGAGCATGCTGCAGCCGTGGGCGTTCAGGACACCCCCGGCCGGGGTGGCGACGCCGAACCCGGGGCAGGGCGGCACCGGGCAGCCGGCCGTGCCGGGCGTGAAGGTGGCCCGGCAGCCGCAGATACTGAACGAGCCCGCTGCCGGGATGGACATCGGCGACTGGCTGTACGCGGGCACGCTGTCACTGCTGCGCGGGAACGTGTACGGGTCGGCGGTGGACCTGACGCCGCTGGGGTTCCCGTCGCAGATCGAGCTGAAGGACCCGGCGAGGTGCTCGGTACGGCTGCTGGCCGACGGGACGGTGCAGTATAAGTTCGGCGGCAAGGTGCAGGGCCCGACGCAGCCGCCGGTGTGGCACGGGTCGGTCTTCCGGGGGCCGGGCGACCTGACCGGGGCGAGCGTCATGGAGTTCGCGCGGCGGTCGATCCAGCTGGGCCTGAACGCGGAGCAGTTCGCGAACGGGTTCTTCGAGGAGGGCGCGCACCCGAGCTCGATCCTGACGAACGACTCGACGGCGCAGATTACCCAGAAGGAAGCCGGCTCGATCAAGCAGAAGTTCATGGCTGCCGTGCACGGCAGCCGTGAGGTGGCGCTGCTGACGGGCGGCTGGAAGTACCAGCAGATCCAGGTGAACCCGACCGACTCCCAGTTCCTGGGCACCCTGTCGGCGTCCGACCTGATGGTGTGCCGGTTCCACCGGGTGCCGCCGGAGATCGTCGCGTGCGCGATCACCGGCAGCAGCATCACGTACGCGAACGTGGAGCAAAGGGGCTTGGATTTCCTGACGTACTGCATGCAAAGGTGGATCACCTGGTGGGAAAGGAAGCTCGGCAACTTGCTTCCGTCCGGGCAGTACGTGAAATTCGATCTCAGTCCTCTTTTGCGGACGGACATTCTTACGCGCTGGGTCGTGAATTACGCGCAGCTGACGTCGCGGGCGATGACGCAGACGGAAGTTCGTGCAGGCGAGGACATGCCGCCACTCACCCCCGAGCAGCTGGCGGAGGTCAACGCGATGCCGCAGGTGGACCTTTTGCAGCCGCTGAAGCCGCCCAAGCTGAGCCTCTAGGAGGAGATCATGGACCGGTTCGAGCTGCGCAGGCAGGCGCGGATGGGGATGCACGGCGTGCCCGAGCGCCTGGGGCTGGCGTTCGCGGCCGGGAATGTCGAGATGCGCGCCAAGCCGAACGGCACCGGCGGCTCGGCGTACACCTGGGACGGGTACGCGACCGCCTTCGATTTCGAGTTTCCGATGTGGGACGAGAACGGGGAGCCGTTCAAGGAGTCGGTGGCGCCGGGCTCCGCCACCCGGACGCTGAACAACCCTAATCTGGACGTCCCGTTCCTGATCGGCCACAATTCGGCGGGCATCCCGCTCGCCCGCACCAAGAGCGGCACGATGCAGCTGGCACAGGACTCCCACGGCGTGCTGACCCACGTGCCGGGCATGGACGGGGGCCGCGAGGAGGTCCGCGCGCTTTACAGCGCGCAGCAGCGCGGCGACATCGACGAGATGTCGATGGCGTTCGTCTGCGTGCGCCAGCGGTGGGACCCGTCCTTCGAGTACCGGACGATCCTGGAGATGGACCTGCACCGGGGCGACGTGTGCGCGGTGACGCACGGGGCGAACCCGGCGACGGCCGGGGCGTCGATGTTCGCCGTGGAGCAGCTGGCCTACCGCCGTCCGGCCGCGATCGGCGGCCCGGCGATGATCGGCCGCGAGCGGCGCGCGCTCGAGCGGCGGATGCCGACGGCGGCGTACCAGCAGGGCGCGGACGAGCACGCCGAGTGCGGCCAGTGCCACAGCGGCAACGACGTCGACGCGGCGTACTGCGATCAGTGCGGCACCGAGGTGAACGCGCTGATTCCGTACTGCGAGCACCCGGACGACTCGCAGACGTGCCCGTGGTGCCGGCAGATGAACGCGCCGGACGCGAAGGTCTGCGACCAGTGCGGGCGGGGGATGGTCAACGACCACGACGGCGACGACCCGGGGTATGCCGGCGCGGGCACGTACGGCCTGTACGCCTCTCGCCGCCCCCTCGATCGGCGGGCCGCGCTGAGCGCGGCGGACATAAACGACCTGCCTGATGACGTCTTCGCTTACATCGAGGGCGGCGGGACCAAGGACGACGGCGGCAAGACGGTGCCCCGGTCGAAGCGGCACTTCCCGGTCAATGACGCCGCGCACGTCCGGAGCGACCTGTCGCGCGCTCCGGAGTCGCCGTTCGGGCCGAAGGCGATGCCGGCGATCAAGGCGGCGGCGGCGAAGATGGGCATCGGCGAGAGCGAGCAGAAGGCCCTGTCGCGCCCGCTGGAGCGGCGGGCGTCGGCGGCGGACGACCTGAACACGTCGGTGGCGCCGGACTACGACCCGGCCGCGAGCTCGCACGAGGCGATGACCGGCACGCACTCGCATCAGCACTCCCACCCGGACGGCGAGCAGATCACCCACGCCCACGCGCACGACAACGACGCCGACCACTCGGGGTGCGCCACGTCGGCGGTCATCGAGGTCGACGACCCGTCGGGCATCCCGGGCCCGGAGCAGCAGCTGTCGGCGGGGCGGCGGCTGGAGCTGCGCATGCGGGAGCTCGAGCTCGACGAGATGGCGCAGCGCTAGCCTGGCCACGTCGGCGGTCATCGAGGTCGACGACCCGTCGGGCATCCCGGGCCCGGAGCAGCAGCTGTCGGCGGGGCGGCGGCTGGAGCTGCGCATGCGGGAGCTCGAGCTCGACGAGATGGCGCAGCGCT